CCTCTTCTGTTCCGGTTATGGTGGGCAGCGGTGCGTCTGGCGACTACCCCTTCAAGGGCTGGATGGATGACTTACACATTCGTGGTGGTGGAGTAACGCTTGCCCTTGCAGACTACGCCCTGTTTGGCAGCAGTGGAGCAAATCTATGGGAAACAGACTACGCAGGCGACTACACCATCTACCACCTGTCCATGCAGGGACCGTTTGGAACTTCGTACTTTCCAGTGGACAACCTGTGCAGAGTGGTTGGATCGGTGTCGTATACAGACACACAGGGTGGGGTCTTGGGTACATCGCTGGTGATTCGTGAAGACTCTGATGTACACGGGTTTACCCTTTTCAATGGCGTGTGTGGCGGATTCACCACTTCAGGAGGATCAGGTGGCTACATTTTCGGATACGACAGCGGCGCGTGTCTGGTTGTGAGCGGTGTCACCCAAACAATGGGGCTAACTGCTGCTAGGACAGTCCGCCAAAACGCAATAGACTACAGCACGTACTTCCTGTTTGGCATTACTGTCATGCAAGGCTACAGCGGCAACTCTGGAGACTTCCGCTCCCTGTTCTCGGGATGGACTGGTGGCAACACGTACTCGTTCTTGCCTATTCAAAGCAATGTGGACTGGTTGCGTAACGCATACGACACCATTGTGGTTGCAGGCTTCAGCGGAAACACTGTGATTGAGGACTACTACGGAACCCAGTACAATTTCCGAACCGGAGACGTGGCGAGACTGTACAGTGACGTGATTATCTACAGGGCAGAAGCAAACACCATGCGTTACGCAATTAGGTCTGCTATTGCAGGTTCAACCACCCACACCTCACTAAACGAAAAACAAGGGTTTACCACCGCAGTTGCACTGAAACTTGCTCCTGATGTAAACAAGTCAGGTTCTACTCTGCTGTTCTCGCCCAAGGCAAAGATCACGAAGGTTACCACTGTGCCTGAATCCAAATCGTGGTATCGTAAGGGTGGTGGTCAGACGTACGGTGCAATTGATGAGGGTGAAATTCTACCGCCTCCGTAACACATGGTTTCACTTGTACACTATGGAAACGAGTGGATTGAACTAAACGGCAGGCAGTACTCTTGGGAGGACTTCCTGAAGATAGAGCCGCATTACAGTGTTCCGTGGGGGTGGACCACCCGAGTGTACCGAAAGGGAACAGAACACTATATTTCAGACGGCGCAAACAGCCTGCGGTTGCCCCTAGACTGGGCAGAAGGGGATCGAATCTGTAACCGTGAAGGAGAACTAGCCCGACTTGTGGCTTTCTTGAGTGCGGAGCGAGAAGTCTCCTAAATACTTGAAAAGGAGACAGCATGGCAACCCCTACTTCAAGACAAGAACTCAAAGAGTACGCTCTGCGTGCACTGGGGCATCCTGTAATTGAAATCAATGTGGACGACTCCCAAGTAGAGGACCGTATTGACGAAGCCCTGCGCCACTTCTTTGACTGGCATATGTACGGGCACGAAAAGACGTACTATAAGTACCAAATCACCCAACAGGACATTACGAACGGCTACCTGAACACGAATTCTTTGGGCAGTGACGGTGACCGAATCTTGAGCATTACCCGTGTGTTCTCGGTAGGCTTCAACCTACAGGTAAACAATATTTTCAATGTGCGCTACCAAATGGCACTAAACGACTTCTACGGGCTGCGTACTGGTCAGATGAATCTGAACTACTACGTGACCACCATGCAGTACATTGAGATGTTGCAGCAGTTGCTGGATCCCGAGAAGCAGATCACGTTTAGTCGTTACGCCAACCGTCTTACTCTCCACATGAACTGGACAGACTTCCAAGCAGGACAGTTCCTGTTGATTGAAGCGTATCGTTCAACTGATCCTGCGCTGTATCCTGAAGTGTGGAACGACACCATGCTGAAGCGACACACCATTGCACTCATCAAGCGGCAGTGGGGTGCAAACCTGTCCAAGTACGACGGCATCAATCTTCCAGGCAATCTTACGTTTAACGGACAGCGCATCTACAGTGAAGCGCAAGAGGAACTGGAAAAGATCATGGAAGACTACATGACGAAGTACGAAGAACCACCAGACTTCTGCACAGGCTAAACATGGCAGTAAACCCGTATTTTAAACGTACAATAAAGAACGAGCAGGAACTGCTTGAGTCGTTGACCACAGAGGCAATCAAAATCTACGGTCACGACATGGTGTATTTGCCCCGTGAGAAAGTCACGGAGGACACAATTTTGGGCGAACAGGTTTCAGAGTTCAAAGACGCAAACCGTATTGAAATGTACATGGAGAACTCTGAAGGCTTTGAAGGCGATCAGGAAATGTCACGTTTCGGACTGGACGTAAAGGAAAGCGCAACCTTTGTGGTGTCTCGCAAGCGATTCCTTGAAGTCATGGGACACAATCCTGACATTCGCCGTATTGGTCGTCCCCGTGAAGGCGACATCATTTACTTTGATTACCCCTACGGAATGTTTGAAATCAAGTTCGTGGAGCACGACAACCCCTTCTACCAAGCAGGAGATCGGTACTGTTTTAAACTGTCGTGCGAAGCGTTCAAGTCGTCCAACGAGAAGATCGACACCGGAGAAAGCGAACTGGACGCAGCAATGGATGTGCAATCATCGTATCTCCAGACAGTTGTGGTTGCTGCTGGTAGCGGAAACTACATTGAGGGCGAAGAAGTGTACGTTGGCACTGTCGGAAATAAGCGTGCCTACGGTCGTGTGGTGTCATGGACCTCGGCTACAAACACCCTGCTTGTGAATATGCAGGAGGGTGACTTTATTGTGGGTGAAACCCTTGTTGGTGCTTCGGGTGCTACTTCTCGTACAGTTTCGTCTGTTGGAGAAAGCAGTATTCGTGCTGCTCACCAAGACGAACAGGACAACGAGCAGATTCAACTGGAGCAAACACAAGACGACATCTTTGACTTTACAGACACGGACCCCTTCTCTGAAGGACTGTATTAATGTTTACCCAGTTCTACAACGGATCCATACGGAGAATGGTTGTAGCGTTTGGTTCGCTGTTCAACGATCTGTACATTGACAAGGTGGAAAGTGGTGGCACAAAACGGCTGCTTGTGCCCATTTCGTACGCTCCCAAAGAGAAGTATCAAGTGCGTTTGGCAGGCGACCCGAACCTGCAAAACCCAAACCAAATAGTACTGCCGCGCATGGCGTTTGAAATCACGGGGTACGCTTACGACGCACTCCGCAAGCGTAACAGCGTTTCCAAAGTGCTGTATCGTCCTCCTGTAGGGTCAACTGGGTCTACGAATGTGCAGTACAGTTACGCAGAAGTGCCGTACAACATTGACTTTAGTCTGTACGTGTACGTGCGTAACATGGAAGACGGCTTACAGATTGTGGAGCAGATTCTGCCCCACTTCACGCCCGAGTTCGTGGTCACCGTAAACTTTGACGATCTGCACAAGAAGTTTGATATACCCATCACCCTTACAGGGTTCTCGTCACAAGAAGACTACGAAGGGGATTTTCAAACCCGTCGAAACATTGTGTTTACCCTGAACTTCAGCATGAAGACGTACTTGTTTGGTCCGAAGAAGGTGTACAAGGAAATCCGAATTGCAGAGTCCCACCTGTGGAACAAGGACATTTGGGACGGAACCGGAGTGGGTGGAATCACGTACACCGCAGGTAACACCACAGACTACTCCACTTACGGCAAGACTATTACTGGTGTGTCTGGACCGAGCGCAGGGATTACCACGTATCAGCCGTACTATAAGGTGTACGAAAATCTTGCACAGGGCGGCTCCACATACGAGGCACAAATGGGTGCAGGCGGCGTGACTGTTGATTGGAATATTTGATAGGAGGATTGATATGTTTGAAGGTATTGATAAAGCACTGGGTGTTCCGTCAGTGAACCCCCCACAAACACCCAACGTGCCTGTTGCAGTGCCCACCGAAGGCATTGTCCTGTCGCAGGAGCGGGTGGACGCAGACTTGCGGTTGGACTACGATTCTGTACGCAAGAACCTGAAAGAACTGGTGGAGTCAGGCAAGGTTGCACTGGACGGCATTATTGGTGTTGCCCAAGAAGGCGACTCGCCACGTGCGTATGAAGTGGTAGCCCAACTCATCAAGACGCTATCAGACACAAACAAAGACCTGTTGGAAATGCACGCAAAGGTGAAAGCCATCCGCAAGACAGAGAGCACTGTCAACAATGTAAGCAACACCACGCAGTCCATCTACGTGGGGTCCACAAAAGACTTGCAAGACATTATAAACGCTGCACGTTCCACCACGAAGGCATTTGATAATAGACCTGATGTACTTGAAGCCATAGTGGACGACAAGAATGAGCAGTAAAAGTAACAAGTATCTCGGCAACAGCAATCTCAAGGCAGCAGGCGTAAACGTAAACTTCTCTCCGGAGCAGATTGAAGAGTACGTGAAGTGCTCGCAGGATCCGCTGTACTTTATCAAGAACTACGTGAAGATTGTGTCCCTCGACAAGGGTTTGGTGCCGTTTGAACCGTATGACTTTCAAGAGGACATGATCCGCACCATTCACGAAAACCGTTTCGTGATCGGCAAACTCCCCCGTCAGACAGGTAAATCCACCACAATCATTTCGTATCTGTTGCACTACGTGCTGTTCAATCAGAGCATGAGTGTGGCTATTCTTGCAAACAAACTCACCACAGCCCGTGAACTACTGGGTCGCCTGAAACTAGCCTACGAGTATCTGCCCATGTGGTTGCAGCAGGGCGTGGTGGAGTGGAACAAGGGGTCTATTGTACTGGAGAACGGCTCCAAGATTCTAGCGTCCGCTACTTCATCGTCTGCTGTCCGTGGTGGATCGTTCAACTACATCTTCTTGGACGAGTTTGCGTACGTGCCACAGAACGTAGCAGAAGAGTTTTTCTCGTCTGTGTATCCCACCATTACCAGCGGTAAAAGCACAAAGGTGACCATTATTTCAACGCCGAAGGGCTTGAATATGTTCTACCGCTTTTGGGTAAACGCAAACAAGAAACCAGGTGAAGAAGGCAAAAACGAGTACGTGCCCATCGAAGTGCACTGGAGTGATGTGCCTGGGCGCGACGAAGCATGGAAAAAGCAGACTATTTCCAACACGTCGGAAGAGCAGTTTAGGACAGAATTTGAAACGCAGTTCCTGGGTTCAACCAATACACTTATCCACGCAGAGAAACTAAAGTGCATGGTGTACCGAACTCCAGTCTTTTGGAACAATGAGGGGCTGCGAATATACGAAAAGCCTGTGGCAGGACACAACTACGTGGCAGTGGTGGACACCGCACGGGGGCAGGGACTGGACTACCACGCGTTCTCTGTGGTTGACGTTTCGGCGTTTCCGTATCGGGTTGTGGCTACTTTCCGCAACAATCAAATACCCCCCATGTTGTATCCCAATGCCATCTACCCAGTGCTG